CTTTCTTTTTAGTCAATCCTTTATCTTCTGGATCTCCATAGTCTCCAGTAAGAGTATTAAATTGTAATCCTTTATCTGACTTAGCAAATCCTCTTGGTTTATATTCATAAGCACATACCTTTAAGTAATCATAATCACCACTAACATCATTCTTTGGATATCTTAGAATAGATCCTCCTCTATTTGCAGTTGATTTTCCATTAGCATCTTTATTATTATCAGCAATTGTTGCATAAATGTTTGTGGTTTCTGGCTCCTCAGAACTTATATTGGAAGAATTTTTCCCTGTTGCTTTCTTGAATATATCTTTATATGTTTTATCTGTTAATGCTTTAGCCATCCATTCATCACTTGCTCCTAACTTACCAAGATAGTTAGTACCAAATTTTAAATTATATATTTTTGCATAATCTATTTCATCTAAATCACTATTATAATAATCTCCTGCCAATTCTATTTCTGTTTGTGTAAGAGCTGCTCCAGTAGAAGTTCTAACCACAGTAGCAATAGTATCCTCTGTCTTAGTGACAAAGGATTTACCATCTTTTAAAAATTCTTTACTAATGACTGTCATTAATATCTTTTTAGTTATTTAGTCTTAAAGTTTGCATAAGAAAGTGAACGCATATATTCTATCTCATCGTTCTGTATTACATGTAGTCTTCCTACTATCTCATTCCATGTATAGTTCCTTGATGTACCCCAATGAAAGTTGATACCTTGGAACCCCCAATTTTCTACAAGAGTGACAGCAACTAAAGGGAACTCATCATATACACCAGGAGTTTTAGCATTATATACAAAGGTATAATAGTTACCTGCATCAGGAACTATTTCTGTTTCACTAAACACTTCCATGATGTTCATCATAATATCATCAGCATCATCTAGTTCTTCAATCTGTCCTTGAAGTTCTTCTGTTCTTTCTGACATTATTTGATACCTAATTCATCTTCTGTGATTAATTTGAATTCAATTCTTCTATCTAAACAATACTCTTGTGCTGCTTTCCATTTGGCTTGGTTGATAGCATAGGTAGTAAGTTCATACAGATATGATTTAGTTACTCTAGTTTTTTTCTTTGGTGGTCTAGTTTGCTTCTTTGGTTTCACCTCAACCACATAAGTTTTGATGCTACCATTACTTTCTCTCACCTTCATTAGAAAGTCTGGGAAGTATTTGTGAGGTCTTTTATCTACAGGAGATAGGTAAGGTATACTTATCTCTTCAGAAGCCCATGCTATAATATTATTATTCAGGTCACAGTATCTACAGAACTTACGTTCCCAACTACTACGACATATTATGTTATTTGGATTGCCTTGATACTTTTGAGGATACTTTGGGTGGTATCTACTCTTAATACTTTCAGCCATCTCTTATACATAATATATAATCTCAAATATTTATAGATGGCAGGGGTCAAGCCAGAAAAGTTAACAGTATCTACTATAAAGTCTAGGTTGCTGAATGTAGCACAAACTTCTTTATATAGATTAACCCTACCAGTTCCTACAGCAGTGAGGAATAGTTTAGGATTTAGTGCGATAGATTATGATAATATTAATTTAATGTGTTCTGAAGCAACCCTTCCAGGTTCTAGTATAAACACTCATGAAGTCACTAATGATTATCATGGTGTTACTGAGAAGATGGGTTATAGGAGAATGTATGATGAGACTATTGGATTAACTTTTTATGTAGATAGAAACTATAAGGTGATTGAATTATTAGAAGGGTGGATGGATTATATAACTGGTATTAATAATAAAGATAAATTTAAAAGTCCTTATAAGAATTATAGGATGTCTTATCCTACAACATATAAGCAGGATATATACTTAACTAAATTTGAAAAGGATCAGTTTAGTAGAGACTATAGTGATAGTAGAGGGGGTTCTAGAACTACATCCAGATCTATTCTTGATTACACTTTTATTAATGCATTTCCTTTATCTCTAACTGCTATCCCAGTATCCTATGAGGATAGTCAAGTTTTAAAATGTAGTGTATCATTTAATTTTATTAGATATATCATGGAACCAAACACATCACTTGTTACTAGTGATGGTATAGTAAATAGGAGAGATCCTACTATGGGAATGAATGATTTAGCTGGAACTACCTCAACCACAGGTTGATAAATAAAACACTGAAAGAATTATTATGCCATTACCTACCATTGTTACCCCAACTTATGAACTTGAGTTGCCATCTACAGGAAAGAAAGTTAAGTATAGACCCTTCCTAGTTAAAGAAGAAAAGTTATTAGTCCTAGCATTAGAGACTGAGAATACAAAAGATATTTCAACAGCAATTAAAACTGTATTAAAGAATTGTATTCAGTCTAGAGGAGTGAAGGTAGAGAACCTTCCTACTTTTGATATTGAATATCTATTCCTTAACATCAGAGGCAAGTCTGTTGGTGAGGATATAGAAGTTAATTTAATTTCTCCTGATGATGAGGTGACTGAAGTTCCAGTTACTATTAATATAGATGATATTAAAATTCAAAAGAGTGAAGATCATAATAAGAAGGTTAAGTTAGATGATACTTTAATGATGGAGATGAAGTATCCTTCATTAGATCAATTCATTCAAAGTAATTTTGATTTTGGTGATGATGTAAGTATGGATCAGTCATTTGATTTGATTGCATCTTGCATTGATAAAATTTATAATGAAGAGGAGGTATGGTCTACTGCTGACTGTACTAAGAAGGAAGTGAAAGATTTCCTAGAACAGATGAATAGTATGCAGTTCAAGGAGATTGAAAAGTTCTTTGAGACAATGCCTAAGTTATCTCATAGTGTGACCTTCACTAATCCTAAGACTAAGGTTGAAAGCACTGTAGTATTGGAAGGGTTATCGTCTTTTTTCGCTTAGGCATGGTGCATATGGATCTAGAGGGTTATTATAAAATTAATTTCGCTCTATTACAGTACCATAAATATTCATTAACAGAAGTTGAAAACTTAATCCCTTGGGAGAGAGACATCTACATTGGTATGTTGAAACAACATCTTGAGGATGAAAAACTCAAGCAACAGCAACAATCTAATGCCTAGCAGCAATAACCTAATACAATCTTTAAGAAGTGCTCATGACCCTCATTTTAAATTAGAGGGTAGAGTTGGTGGGCTTGAAAAAGGATTAGGTATACAAGTTGCTCAGTTACATAAGACATTAAGTAAGTCCTTTGCTATGCAGAGGAAAACTTTAGTGCGTGTTCTTGGACTTGAGAAAAGAGTTGCTGAGTTGGAAGCAGCAAAGGCAGCAGTACAAGAAGCAGCAGAACAAATAGAAGAAGAAGTGGGTGATGAGATACCTGAAGGATTGGATGATATCTTAGATGATGTACGTGGAGAGAAAGAAGTAGGTGCAACTGCTACAAAAACAAAACCAAAAACTAAGAAGAAACCAAAGATAAAAGCTAAGAAGAGAAAGATTAAAGGTAAAGATCTTGGTTTTAAATCTAGGGTGATGGGAACAGATGATAAGGGAGGTTATTTAAGTGGAGCAGAAAGAAAGAAACAATTTTTGCAAGGTAAACTTGCCACTAGTGAAAACAAATTTAAATCTGAAGATGTTAGTTCAGCAGATATAGGTGATGATGAGGGTAAAAAGGATAGGATTGTTCAGTTTTTAAATGTAGATGTTAAAGATAAACTGGATGATATTAATGAAAGTGCTACAGAAATAAAAGATGTATTAGTAACTCAAGGAGATCTTGCTGATGATAGAGATGAAGCGTTAAGACAGAGTATTCTTTCTGATAGGAAGAAAGAAAGAGAAAAGAATTTAGAGAAGAAGAAAGGTGTTAAAGAGAAGATGCTTGAGAGCGTCACCAAACCAGTAGGGAATTTTCTTAATAAGCTAATTAAGTTTGTGATGATGACCTTTGTTGGGTCAGTGGTTAATAGATTACTAACTCTTCTTAAAGATCCTGCTCAATTTTTAGATCCAATTAAAAGATTTTTTAATTTTGTTATTGGTTTAGTTAATGCTGTGATGAAAGGATTGTGGTTTATTACTGGTGCTCCAATGAATTTTATTATTGGTGGTATTAATAAAGGGGTGTCTTCATTACTTGATGCTCTTAATAAAGCAACTGCATTGCTTAATATACCTGCTATAGATGCACCACAAATTCCTAAAATTCCTGGTCCTCCTGAGTTTCAGTTCATACCTTTATCTAAAACAGCACAAGAAAAGAATACTGCAGTAGGAATGGCTGAGGGTGGAGTGGTTCCTGCTATGGATGGTATGGATGGTATGAGTGGTGTAGATGGTGCAGATGGATTGGAAGGACTTCCTGGTCTTGGTGGTGGAGGTGGTGGCACTGATGCAATCACTGCTAAGGCAACTACTAAATCTCTTGGAACAAGAACAAAAGATGTTGGTAACTTGTTAGCTCGTCCTTTTAGGAAGAAAAGTGATAGGTTGGAAATAGACCCTAGATCACAGTTTGCTAGTGGAATGCCTGACCTTGGTGGAGGTGGTGGTGGAACAAATGCAATTACAGAGAAATCAAAAAGAAAGAAAAATATTTTCAGTTCTTATACACCAACAGCACAAGATCGTATTCAAGAATTAAATAAAGGAGGTAAGGTTACTGGTTCTGGTACTGGAGATACAGTTCCTGCAATGCTAACTCCAGGTGAGTTTGTGATGAGTAAAGGTGCAGTAGATCAGATTGGTGCTGATAAATTAATGGAGATGAATGCTGCTGGTGGTGGAACTAATAAACCTAAGCTGATGAAGTTTGCTGGTGGTGGAATGGTACCTGGTATTGATGCTCCAAGTGGAAAGGGTAGAAATGTTGTTGTGATAGGTGGAGGAGGGAAAAAATCCTCATCTCAGATGTCTCCTATGGGAAGTGGTTCAGAAGAGAATCCTTCTTTCTCATCAGTTGATCCTAATAATGTGAATATATCTGTGATCAAATCAATCTATAATATAATGAGTTAAGATGCCAGCAATAACAGGGACAGTATTAATGAATATGGGTAAGCAGTTGCTTAAGAACATGACGAAGAAAGCCGTCAAAGCAACTGTGAAAAAGAAAAAGGTGAAGGGGAAGGATGTAGCTAAGAAAATGATGGGTAAGGAGAAGAAAGGAGGTGCTTTAGCTATTAGACCTAAGGCAGATTTAGTTCCTAGTTCAGGTGGTAAAATAGATCTTGTTAAACCAAAGGAAACTGGTGGAGAGATAGTTAAAGTAAGTGGAACTGCTGCAAGAGAGTTGGGTCTTACTGACTTTATGGAATCCTTGACTAGAGTTAGGGACAGTGTGAATGGTATTAAGAGTGCCATAAATGATAACAATAAAGATACTGTAGATAGGATTGAGGCTCAAAGAATATTAAACAATGATCTTAAAAAGAAAGAAAGAGAAAAGAATTTAGAGAAGAAAGATGGTATAGGTAAGAAGTTACTAGCACCAGTTAAAGATCCTGCTGATGATTTCTTGGGAAGGATGGCTAAGTTTGCCACCATGACTCTTCTTGGTTCTTTGATTGCTGCTCTGATGGGAGGAGCAAGAGATGTTATCTTAGCATTTAGAATTGGTATTGAAGCTCTTAAGAAAGGATTGCCTACCTTACTTAAAGGAGTTAAAGCACTTAAGTCTGGTATAGGTAAAGCATTTAAGTTAGCACTGCGTCCATTTAAATCTCTTGGAAATTTAGTCTTTAAAGGATTCAAAGCATTGGGAAGTAAACTCTTTGGTATGGTGAAAGGTGCTATTGGATTGGCGAAGGAAGCTATAAAAAATATTGCTAGTGCAGGAGCTAAAGCATTTCCAAAGATAGCTAATGCAGTAAATCAAGGTAGAACATTTGCTGGTAATGTATTAAACAGAGGGAAAGACTTTGCAAAAAATACAGCAAGAAGGGCAGCAGTTGGAGCTAAAAGATTCATAGGAAGAGGGGCTAGGAAATTTTTAAAGGGTGGTGGGTCTAAAATATTAAAGCATGGTTTAAAGAGAGGAGCTAATCGTCTTATCATTAAATGGTTTGGTAAGGGAGCAGCTAAGACTCTGATGACAGTAGGAAAGACATTGGTGAAGGGTGCTAAGGCAATTAAGATACCAGTCATTGGTCCTCTATTGGTTGCTATCACCTCTATGTTCTCAGGTGATCCAATAGGCAAGACATTATTTAAGACTGCTGGTGCTGCTATTGGTGGTGGATTGGGATTAGCATTGGGTCCAATAGGAATGATAGTTGGTGAGATAGCTGGAGAATTTGTAGGAGATGTTTTAGCTGAAGGATTTTTAGGTGGAAAGGATGGATGGAAAAATGCAGGTAAGAAACTAAAGGATAAGTTCTTTCAGATAGTTGATGGGGGCAAGGCATTTACTAAATGGATTGGTGGTGGATTCTCTAGGTTTATAGAACATTTTAAAGCAGAAAATAAAACTAGATTGGGAGTCACTAATTGGTTGGCTCTTCTTAATCCTGCAAAGACTTTACCATTGCTTGGTAAATCTTTCTTCCCTCCTTCAGAAGAGACTGCTGAGATAGGATCTCAATCACAGAATAGTGATGCAGAGGATGTATCAGAGTCAGCTTCCTATGAAGATGGTGCAGATACTACTGTAGTTTTAGATGCTGGTGGTGAAGAATCATCTGTTCCTTCATCTTCAGCAGATAAATCTAAAATTATTCCTTTGACATTAGATAAACAAACTATAGTAAATAGTCATTATGAGATGCAATCTAATGCAGTTCTTTATAAGGTATAAGAATGTCAAGTAAATTATCCTCAAGAACAGGTAATATAAGAGAGTTTAAAATCTTTCAGGCAAAGGATGGCGGCAAATCTATAGATGCCTCTGCAGTTGCAGTAGATATAAAATATTATGAGGATGTGTTATCTAATACAGTATCTTTGAGTGCCATCATAACTGAGAGTGGAGAGAGTGATGAGAAAAAGATGGGTAATAAAGGTATCTTAGATGGTCTTCCAGTACGTGGAGGTGAACCTGCTACTATTGTTCTTGAGGATCATGATGGACATAAGCTATCATTTAAAAATGAAAGCAAGTTGTATGTGAATAGAGTTAGGAATGTTATTGCTGGCACTCAGAAAGATGTGTACAGCATGGACTTTTCTTCTAGAGAATTGTTTGCTAATGAGCAATGCAGAGTGGTCAAAAGATATGATGGTAAGATTTCAGATAATATTAAACAGATACTAGAAAAAGATACATCAAAGGGCGCTGGTATAAAAACTAAGAAGAAAGTTACTTGTGATGAGACTTTAGTTAACTATAATTTTATAGGGAATGATAGAAAACCTTTTTATGTATGTACTTGGTTAGCATCTAAATCAATTCCAGCAGAGGCAGGTGGATTGGGAGGAGCAGCAGGGTTTCTTTTCTATGAGACCCATGATGGATTTAATTTCAGATCCATTGATGCTTTGTTTAAGCAAGAAAGTAAAGGTAATTATCTTTACAGTAATACAGATGATAATCCACAAGAATATGATGGTAAGATTATATCTTATGATATTGATAAAGATATTGATCTACAAAATAACTTGACCATAGGAGCTTATTCTAATAGAACTTTGTTCTTTGATTTCTATGCTATGAATTATAAGGTAAGAAATTTTAGTGTGGATTCATCAGGTGGTGCTGACAGTAAGGAGGGTGGTAGTAAAGGTAAGATTGATACACTAGGTAAAGATGATATTGATTCTGTTGCAGATGAATTTAGAAAACCTATTTCTAGGTTGATGCAGAGAGTTTTGGATGTGGGAACACTTCCTTCTGGTAAGGATATTGATGAGCAGTTGGAGACTTGGAAGGATAAACCTGCTGATCCTACTTACGATGCTACCCAAACTATGGTACAATCTGTGATGAGATACAATCAGATGTTCTCAATTAAAATAAATATTATGATAGCAGGAGATTTTAGTCTTCGTGCTGGTGACTTGATTTACTGTGAGTTTCCTGAGTTGTCTGTTGATCCTAATACTAAGGTCAATAAGAAAAGTGGAG